GACATGCCGTAGGTCGTCACCATTTCGTGTGCGATGGCGTGCACTTGTGCGAAATCACTACTCGCGCCTGTGGTCACGTTGTCCTTTCCATACATGAGTTCTTCCGCCGCGTGTCCACCTAAAGCGACCTTTATTTGGGACAAAAGGTACTCTTTCGTGTACATGCCTCGTTCATCACTCGATGGTTGAAAGAACGTGACACCACCCGCGTCACCTCTTGGAATGATACTGACCTTACGAACTTCATCGTACGAAGGCATCAACACACCTATGATGGCGTGTCCCGCCTCGTGATACGCCACGAGCTTTTTGCGTTCATCAGACATGGGCGCACCACCCTTCGCACCCACGACGACACGCTGATACACGTCTTCTATGATTGGAGGGGTGATGACGTTAGTGCCTTCCTTGACGGAACGAATGGCACACTCGTTCATGAGGTTTTCGAGATCCGCACCAGAGAATCCAGTAGTCTGTCTCGCGACATCCATAAGACTCACTTCTGGGGAAAGGTTCTTGTTTTTCGAGTGGACTTGTAAAATCTTTTCGCGTCCATACACGTCAGGGAGACCGACTTGTATCTTACGATCGAAACGACCTGGCCTGAGAAGCGCGTCATCGAGAATGTCTGCACGGTTCGTGGCAGCGATGACAACGATCTGACAGTTGTTATCGAACCCATCCATTTCAGTTAAGAGTTGGTTGATGGTTTGTTCGCGCTCATCGTTCGCGGCGAATCCATTCATGGAACGTTTCTTACCGATGGCATCGATCTCGTCAATGAACACGATACATGGTTGATTCTTACGCGCCATTTCAAACACGTCACGCACACGCTTCGCACCCACACCGACGAACATCTCAACGAATGAGGAACCGGAACACTGAATGAAAGGAACGGAAGATTCACCCGCGATTGCGCGAGCCAATAGTGTTTTACCCGTACCAGGCTTTCCAGTAAGCAAAGCACCTTTTGGAATCTTCGCACCACTGATGATGTATTGCGTTGGGTCACGAAGGAAACCGACGATCTCTTGGAGTTCATCCTTCGCACTATCGATGCCCTGAACATCATCGAATCTCGCCGTGATTTCATTCTCGACATCGAGTGGTTTTTCACTCATACTGAATGGGTTCGCGCCTCCACCACCCATACCACCGATAAACATGCGGAAGAGAGCGATGGACAGGAGTATGGTAAAACCAATGGACGTGATGTCACCGAGAGACATGGATGAAGACAAATCCGTTTGTATGTTTGCGTCACTTTCCATGAGCATTTCCCAAAATGGGTTGGACGGGATATAGTTGGCAAAAGATTTTTCGCCGTCATCATTCATGTAATACACGAGGCCTTCGTTTGGCTTGATCAATACATCGTGTACTTCATTATTTTTAACACCTTTGACAAAATCACTAAAGAGTTTGGGTTGGGGTTTTTCTTGTTTATTTACCTTTACGGAGGGAGCACTGAAAAGTTTAGCCGTAGCTAACATATTACATTAAACACAGAAATCTTTATATCTAGCAAATTTCATTTTATCCATCATGTAATACATTTGATATGCGTCGGTAATGCATGAAGTTCGATACTCTTCAGGCATACACTCGGGTATGCCTTCTTTGGAGTAATACGCAGTGTCACTGATCCTTTTTTCAAACTTGGACGGGTGGTGTGTGTGCAACCACAATAAGTGTCTCGCACACGTGTGTATCTTACAATATCGTTTTGTATATTCCAAAGTGAGCGCCATACCTATCTCACATGCATACAAATAGTTTTCGAGAGACGACGCCACCCACATAGTCATGGGGTGTTTCGCGTGCGCGGGGCGATACCCGCGCCTAGTTCCATCTTTAGTGAACGGTGCGTTTTCGGATACGTAATCACTCTCACCCGAAAAGTGCCACGCCGTGTATAACATTTGACATATCTCCAATTGTATCTTGACCACATGTTGATCACAGTTCATACGTGCGTTCTCACACGGATCCAAAGAAAGAAAGAATATGTTCATCTTGGTAATCCGAAGGGTTTTCAAAGTCTATCTCGTACACGCGAGATTCTACGTTTCCGTAAAACACAGAGTTATCTGAGAGTTTCCAAACTTTTTCACGCGATTTTTCTACCGCGTATTTAGAGGCGTGTTTGATATTATCAAACACGGCACGATCAAGGATGAGGTCGTTGGCGAGGACGTTGGTGATGAACATCTTTGTGTATAATTAAAATGACTACATCTATTGACTTAGGCTTACTCCACATCTGAAAAGTATTCTTCTTCCACGACTTCTTCGTCGTCATCGTCGTTATCCACTTCAATCGCTTCTTCATCCGGAGCCGCATCATCGTCCTCATTTTCTTCTTCCTCTTCCTCCTCTTCTTGTTCTGGTTCGGGTTCGGGTTCCTTCTTCTTGGTCTTCTTCTTAGTGTTTGAAGTAGACGGCTTGTTAAATATGGCATCGAGTTTCTTCCAACGAATTTCCATATTTTCCTTTTGTGTGTCGAGTGCTTTTGGTATGTTATTCACATATGTTTCATCGTATCCCATAGCTTTGAGTGCGGCCACTAAAGCTTTGGTGGGTGGCTTTTTTGCCTTTGAAAAGTATTTCTCATAGAGTGTTGCCATTTGAGTCAAGAGCTTCACACGCACTTTACCACATTTTAACACGTTTACGCGAACAATCACATCATCAGAATATTCGATGAGTCTTGGTTTGGCATACACGGGCTTGTTAGACACGGGCAAAGGTCGGGCATACTTCGGAATCTTGAATTCCGCGCCACTCGCTTCACATGATTTCTTGAGGTTCTTGATGTACGTGTCGTAATCTTGAATGTAATACGGCTCCATTTGATGGAACCGTGTCTTTTCTGGGTTTGTAATTCTATAGAGAAATGAACCATTCGCAGGTCTCGATGACTTAATCGTCGAAGGTTCGTGCACACGGATCTGGGGTCGTTTGTACATATTTATCTAACTTTCTTAATCTTTATTACAACTTAGGTCTAATTCGCATTCTATCACATGATGCGCTTGAAAATTTTGGAGAGATTCGTAAGGTCCCCAAATTTCTATGACTTTGCGGTTCTTGTCGTACCAGAGATAGGACAAATCAAGGAATCGGGTGAGCCAATAAAAACGTTTACCTGACTTACCTATGAACTTGAAAATGTCATCTTCCTCGTACGACGAGACATCTAATTCGCTGTAGTGCGTGTTAGGTGGTCTGTACGGAGCCATTTGTTACACGGCGTATCTAACTTTTAAGTTTTATTTTCCGCATCCACAGTATCCTTCCTTCTTCTTACCACCTGGCTGGTACATAAACACATAGAGGAATACGGCAGCCGCAACGGCGAGTGGGAGAAGAGTGTTATTCTTAGATTTCATTTATATTACGCGTATATTTTATTCTTCATCGTCCAAGCTGATGTCCGATTCACTCTCAGACTCTTCCTCCGAAGACTCTTCATAATCCTCGTCTGATGTGTCTATGGGTTCGTATAAATTATCACCAATCTTGGTGTATAAACCGGTATCCTCTATGTTTACGACATCATAATACCCAGATACACAATCTTTGGGTACAGATTGTATGAATCCACTGAAATAACATGTACCATCTCTTTTACATATGAGCTCATCGACCAAATATTCATTTTCATTTAGTTCTTCAAGTACCTTACATATGGATATGCTTCCATCTTCAAAAGACACATCCACTATCATTTACTAGACTTAATTTCTCCTCTTAAAGTAGGTTATTATGGATGTTGTGTTTAATAGAAGGGTTTTGAGAAACGACGCAGTCATGTTTGACATAGATAACACTCTCATATTTACAAACGGTAGAGCTAACATGCCTATTATAAAGCTACTAAAGGACTGTAAATCACGCGGATACAAGATAGTCATAATCACGGCGAGACCACAGGTACCAGGCATTCTACAAATGACGCGAGTTCAACTATACGCATATGGTATACCATATGATGAATTATACGTGACTCCCGCACACAACAAGGGAAATCTAAAAGTCCAGACAGGCTACAAATACATATTATCCGTCGGTGATATGGATACCGACTTGACACACACGAGATACGCGATTAAGATTTCCACCTAGAGTCACAGCTGTGACACGTGATGAACACAGTCATAGGCTCATCCGCACTTCTTGTTTGCATTTCATAGTACGTCGTCTTATACGATTTACACCTTTTGCACCTAAAAATACCCTTGTAATTCGGATCCTTCAAAACATTAGAACTGTATTCCTTTCGCATATTCTTAGAAATACACTCCTCCATAGTCTTTGCGTATGGACCTTCGGGCCATAAAGCTTGTGGTGAAAGTTCAACGACACTCGATGTCTTGTAAGCACCGTTAATGATATTGTCTCTCAAAGACGATGATTTTTTCAAATTATACTGAATCTGGAGAAACTTGTGTTTGTATCTGTTCATGTGACGATGGTTATCTGCCGCGGCCGTATCTCCTAAAGAGGTACTCCGGTTCACTGCCCAGTTATGTGTATTTTTCTCCAGATTCACACATATTGTGTGTTCTTTTGGTAAGTCCAAGAGGGATGCATATTTCTCGACGACGTACTTGCGAATCATGATTATATAAAAATCAATATAATTAATACCTACTTAGGTTTGGAAATTTGACTTTCGCACACTCATCAAAAGATTCCGGGGAACACTTGTTGAATGGACCACCCTTTCTCTCTGGGTCATTCCTGGTGTTCAACCAATCTGTATCGAGTATGCGTGGAACATAGAGTTCCGTTTGCCTGAGAATCAAGTAAACTATGAGAAGCGCGAGAACGCTTATGACGAGTCGCATTTATGTAAACCAATTTTTTATTTTGGGATGTAAGCACTTCCGTCAAACACGGAATCCGTGTACTTCATCGCGAGGACAAAATGTAATTGTGCCCAGTCCTGTGGCTTGATTTCTTGATCAGATATTGGATTATCATTGACATCTCGCATGAAATCGTGCTTTTCATGCATAGACTTTTTGAAGCTGTCACTAGCCTTCTTGAGCCACTTAACGTGCTCTTCCTTGGTTGGATCGAAATTGAGTGAGACACTTCCCATTGTGAATGTATTTATCACACATTCTTTATGTTAGATTCAAGACTATCTATATACATTGAATAATCCGCAATGCCATCAATCTCTTGACCACGCAAATTCACAGTCATAAACATCCTTTCGTCGTACACAAAATCGTGACAGTAGAAAAAAGAAAGACCTGTAGTTCTGGACATCTTATCTAAATCATCCCTATCGCGTACCTCTGTAAATATATATTTCATGACTTCGTCAGGAGTTCTTCTCTTAAATTCTGGATTAACTCTCACTTTTGAGACAGGACGACCAAGATTTATAGTCGGCCACAGACCAAATTTAGATCTATACACGCTCAAATATTCAGTGTATTTCTCAGCACACTCAGATGTCTTAAAGCATATGATCCTGGGTGTTTGTCTTGGGTCACTTATCATGGAGTAACCCCCACGTTGTATTCGTACAAAGTGAAACTCCATCTTATAGTGTAATAAAGAAAAAACCTTAAGTTATATTAGATGAATATCCCAAAAACGCCAGGTCAGATTGAGTATGTGAAGGTTTTACAGTCACACAAACCAATCATTATCGCCACCGGTCCAGCAGGTTCCGGTAAAACTATGTTTGCATGCCAGTATGCAGCCGAACAGTTCAAAAGCAAACAATGTAAGAGGATCATTCTGACTCGACCAATTGTCGCCGCAGACGAGGACATGGGCTACTTGCCGGGTGAAATGGAACGGAAGATGGAACCTTGGATTAGGCCTATGATGGATGTATTCGAAATGCAACTCACACGTAATCAACTCGAATATTGCGTAAAGGTTGAACCACTCGGTTTCATGCGTGGTCGAACATTCAATGATTCGTTTATCATTGGGGATGAAATGCAGAACTGCACACCTAACCAAATGAAAATGTTACTCACACGCCTGGGTGAAAACTCTAAAATGGTCGTGATGGGTGATCTCAAGCAAAGTGACTTGACGAATCGCAAAAATGGTCTTGCTGATCTCGTACACAAACTCAAGGGTAATGAATTTGAGTACGTGGAACATGTGATCATGCATGACGAGGACATCCTGAGACATCCAGCTGTGGCCGAAGTTCTCAAGATTTATTAAAAGACGCAAGTATGGAATGGCGGAGGTTTTTAATCTTGTGTTTTAGATCTTCTGTCTGTCCCTGTGTCTCTATTTTTTGCTCGTAATACATTTTGAGCCAAGAGACCAAGTCCTTAAACAATGGTTTGGTTCGTATGTACCACTCTGTTAAAGCTAAAGTCTGTGTCTCACATTCCCTGTACCCTTTTACAATAGTGTCATTTTCACACTTTTCTAAAAGTGGTTTAAGCTCATAGAGATCGGTTATGATTTCATCAAGCTCCTCTCTCTTTTTAGTGAGGTCATCAAGTTCCTCTTCGAGCATATAATTATTTAAACATTATATTCTAGAATATCGTATGATTCCAAAGATAATTCACAAAGTAATCATCGTGGACGATGGAAAGTTACCAAAACTCCCTGATGGAATGAAAAAAGCCATGAAAACATTTTATACGTTAAATCCTGGCTATAAGATAAAAGTATATACCGGCGAAGACTGTATAAATTACATAAAAGAAAACTACAATGAAGAAATGATAAAAGCATATAATTCATTAAAACCACATGCATACAAAAGTGACTTCATAAGACAACTCATATTGTATAAGGAAGGTGGATGGTACACTGACATAAGAATGGTGGGTTTACAATCTCTGGATATATTGAACAATGAAGATCGTGAGTTTTATGCGTGTATAGACACACCACAAAGACAAATGTGTATGTGTAATGGATTCATTGGAGTGAAACCCGGTCATGAAATAACAAAAAAGATGATAGATCTCATGTTGTGGAATATAAAACATAAACATTACGGGTTAGACTGCCTAAATGTAACAGGTCCGGCTACATACATGAATGCATGTATAGACTTTTTAAGAAAAAATAATGAAAAGTGTTTCATAGGTAAACACGTTATAGAAAATGGAGAACAACTAATGTATTTTGCAAATATGAAATTTATAAAAGTAAAATACAATGACGCAAAAGGAGCTGATAATTCAGATACACAAGGTACAAATGATTACGGAGAACTGTGGAGAAATAACGACGTTTATTTAAACAGTGACATAACGTACTCTTCACCGTGAGTCCACACTTGGTGACACCCAACCGGTTCGGGGTGTTTAATGTGATTCACACCAAATTCGAGTGCATCTTCCATGGGAGGTTTAGTCATATTGGAGAGTGAAAAGTAAACATCATCTGGTTCACCTTGCCATTGTTTGGTTTTACATGTGTGTATAGTTGATTTCACGTTTCGTAAAAAGAATCCACCATTATATAAATACCTTTTATTTGGATATTCTTTCATGTATTTATGTTTGAAAGGATGTTCCCCTTTATTACATCGAGGACACTTACAATCATTAGAACATATGTTGTAAAGCGCACCTTCACTCTCTATGTAATAATGGGCAACTAATCCACCTATCATATCATATTTGAAAAACTTTTCTGGTATTTTCTTAAAAAGATACGAATCCCATGTGTTTGTGAGTACATATTCATATTCCGAAAAGTTTTCTTCCCAAAAACTTGGTTGTATGACAAGTACGTCACATTTATCCTTTGGTATATTGTGTTCAAACATATTTATATATTTAACATTTTCCCAATCTTTAGTAGTTTCTTCGACTATATGTTTATTGTCTCCACTATGAATAATAACCAAAGATGTGTCGGTACCACCATATACATTTGCTATGTTCCATAAATTATATTTGATTATGTCCATATTTCTGAATTCACTGAAAAGCATACATAACTTTGAATTGCGGGACCACTTAGTTTTTTCTTTTGGTGGCTCTTTGGTGTATGTCTCAACCAGTTTAACATAATCACTTAATTCCATTACAATAAAAACGTATCACATCTTTAAGTTTACATAAGTGAGTCATATAAACCCGTGTTAGATGTTATTATATTTCCATTAGTCCATCGATTTTCTTCTTTTTCAATTGATTTTATATGCCAAAGTGCTAATCTTGGTTCATCCTTTAGCGCTATAACCTTATCACTTCCAGTGAGTTTTGTGTGCATTTCATCCGTCCATCGAATGTGATCACACTTTTTGTATACACGCATTTGGTAGTCCGGCCAATTTATCCATCCAAATTGATTCATCGAATAGTTACAACGCGTAAGAAATTCTTCTGTATACCCCGGATCAATGTTAATTCTTGGAATAGCTATTATTTCAGCTTTAGTATCTTCTATGATTTTCTTTACATTTTTTATAAACATCTCTTGTGGCATTTCATCCGCATCAAGACCAACAATGTATTCACCGGTTGCGGTATCCGCGTGAAATTGCGAGTTTTTACAAAAATCATCAAATGGACGTTTGAAAATATTTATACGTTCTTTAAAATGATCCAAAACGCTTTCGACTCTCTCGGTCACTCGATTAGAATCGGCAACCACATTAATTTCATCTTCGTCGTCAATCACCTTTTGTAAAAAGTTAAGAAGAGAAAACAGCTCTCTAGATTCATTACATACTTGAATTGTATATGTGAGCTTCATATGTAACAATTTAAAGCTTCTACTCTTTAATCATGTAGATGAAGGTTTCCGATTATGTCACGAATTTCTTACTCGAAAAGGGCATCAACAAATGCTTTTCGGTAACGGGTGGATTCTCCATGTACCTCAATGACTCGTTCGATCAAAAGATGGATGTTACATACACACACGGAGAACAAACTGCTGGATACGCGTCTCTTGGATGGTCTTCATATGCACACAATCCGAGTGTTTGTTGTGTGACATCTGGATGTGGAGCCACAAATGCAATGACACCATGTCTCATCGCATATCAAGATAGCGTTCCAGTATTTTTCATAAGTGGCCAAGTACAGAAGAATGATAACATTAGATCTAAAGGAGGTAAAATACGTGGCTATTTTGGTTCAGATTGTGACATCGTGGAATGTGTAAAAAACATAACTAAATACACATTTGAACTCACAGATCCGGCGCAGATACAAACAGTACTCGACACATGCTATCAAAATATGACAACGGGTAGACCAGGTCCGGTATGGTTATCCATACCTGTCGATGTACAGTCTATGCAAGTTCCAGATGCGATATACAATCCAATTCCATTGAAAACAGTCGCAGACGAACAACTACCAGACGATTTCTTGAAAGTATGGAAAAATGCGAAAAGACCCATCGTGTTAGCCGGAAACGGTATACACTTGTCCAAAACGAAGTCAAAATTCAAAGACTTTTTAAGAAAACATAATTTACCATACACTGTAAGTTATTTTGGTAGCGATTTAGGAGATGACTATATTGGTAAAGTTGGTATACTTGGTGACAGGGCTGGTAATTTTGCGATTCAAAATGCAGATTTAATCTTGTGTTTAGGATGTAGACTCGCAAAGAGCATCACTGGATACAATAGAGAACTATTCGCAAGAGAAGCCAAAATCGTACAGGTTGACATAGACAAGTCCGAGTTTATGGAAGAAAAGAAGGTAGACGTACAAATTCACATGGAACTCGATACATTTTTTGGGTTCGATTTACCAATGTGTGACACGGATCCACGATGGATAGAAAAGAACAAGGAATGGAAAAACAAATGGTCAATTGAATTACCAGATAAATCGGGGCCATTGGTGTGCCCTTATAGACACCTAAATAAGTTCTTCGATACAAAGGGTGAAAACTCCATAGTCACGGCTTCATCTGGTTCTATATATTGTGTCGTATGGCACATGTATAGGTGCAAACGCGGAGATAGGTTTATCACAAGTAGCCACGGAGACATGGGATACGAAATGCCCGTAGCTATGGGTGCGTGTAAACACGGGCGAAGAGCATATGCTATACTCGGAGACGGGTCTTTTCAGTTTAACATACAAGAATTGCAAACTATAAAACATCATAATCTCCCCGTGACAGTCATGGTGTTTAATAATAATGGATATGGGGCTATTAAGATTACACAAAATACCGTTTTCAAGAGAGAATTTGGAACCAGTATAAACAGTGATATAACCTTTTGTAACATAGAAAAAGTTACTAAAGCATACGACATACCATATTATAAAGTTGAGAATGATGAAGATATAGGCTACTTAAATGAAGAAGAAGGACCAATTATAGTTGAAATCGTATGTAACGAACAACGGAGGTCGCCACGTGTTTCAAATAAACCAATGCCAGATGGTACATTTAAAAATATGCCGCATGAAGAAATGGAGCCATTTTTAAATGATGAAATACTGGAAAAAAACATGTTTATAAAAAGAGTTTAATATTTATCAATACGATTTTTAATAAAATCACGTCTATCTGAATATTCCTTAGCACCCAATGTGCCTATGCTAAATAGCATATTCATATATTCGTAATCAAAATTATGTGCTTGGATTATACATTCGTTAAAATTATCCAAGAAATCATCATTTACATTGAAAATTATGTATCGCGTTTCAACTTTATCAATTAGTTTGTTTTTGTAAAGATATCTTATAAAATCATAACTTTGAATGTCCACCGAACCACCCATACACGTTTTCTTATTCTTGTCCTTTATTTTGATAAGGGTGTCTGTAACGATATTTCTAAATTCAGCACTTTCTATGAAGTTTCTCGTCTTGTTATATGATGAAGCCAAATCAACTCTACCTATACATATATAATCTATTGGGTTAATATGTTCCGAATTTAACATGTAATCCACGTTATCAACACCTTGTTTAGACTCTATATTTATACCACGCGTGATATCTATATTTTTAGAAAACGAGGTGAACTTTGAGAGAGCAAACTCACTCTCTATCATTGGAGCAACAATTCCATCGACGCCTATATCAATTCCCATGTTAAAATCTGTCTTTGCTTCGGCACCACCAATTTTTAAATTCAAATCCAATCCAGCCTTATTTGTGAGTGTACGTAGTTTATACACATTCGATGGGTGTGCACCTTCGTCTTCAAACGATGTCTTTACACCAATTGCACCATACTTTTTCAACAAGTTTAGATTATTTAACACCTTATACTGCATTTGATGTATAATGTTCAATATCTTTATCCTTGATTCATATGTATAAAGATTAACAGTCACATAATTGTAATGTCTTTCACACTGAGTGGTAAACTCATCAATTATGATACATCTCACACTGAGTTCATTAATATAAAGTCACGTAGTAAAAACTACACCGTAAATTTCAGAAAGAATGTTCCAAATGTACAAACAAATGATATTTTAGTAATCGATAAAAATGTTTTCGAATTATATGACGTGAGCTCGCAATTTGATAAAGTCATTAAAGTAAATGCAATCGAGGAAAACAAAAATATGGATTGTGTTTTACAAATTGTTGACCAACTTTCGCATTATAACACAAAAAAGAGTGACATCATGCATGTGTATGGTGGTGGTATAACACAAGATGTAGCCGGAATGGCGGCTTCAATGTACAAACGTGGGTTAATGTGGAATTACACACCCACAACTCTTCTGTCAATGTGTGATAGTTGTATTGGATCAAAGGTAAATGTAAATTTTAAAAAAAGTAAAAATCAACTTGGTACAATGTATCCACCAAATGAAGTGAATATAGATACTAAATATTTACAGACATTATCTACAAGTGATATAGATTCGGGTATAGGTGAAATATTGAAACTATTCTCTATTGCGGGTATTCCGTGGGACGTCACAAATACCAGTGATTCTATAAGAACATGCCTCAATATAAAAAAAGCTGTGATTGAAGAAGATGAATATGAAAATACAATAAGACCCATTCTAAATTATGGTCATACATTCGGGCACGTATTCGAAACACTTTCAGACTTTAAAATACCACACGGTATTGCTGTTTTACTTGGTATGTACGCAGTTGATTCTTATTTTGGACAAGATACGTCACGGTATTGCGTATTTGCTGAAAAAATGAAACGATATTCTAGACACATTAAACGCGATGAATCGTTATTTTTATCAATTTTACAAAATGACAAAAAGATGAATGGCGAAATCTTGAATCTCATTAAAGTTGAAAATGGAAATTCTCATATGGTAAAAACTGTAACAGATTTAAATATGGTTAAAAAAGTTTATTCATATATCGATAACCTATGATTTTGGTGTTTGGACCAAATGGATTTGTGGGTAGTTCAATATCAAATCACTTTAAAAACAGAGGTAAAGTAGTCACTGCAGTTACAAGAAATGAATATGATATGTCAAAACCAAATAATCTAAATGGATTAAATCAGTACGATAAAATCGAATGTATAGTGTGGTGCACAGGGTTTAATCAAAATGATTCAATCGGTTCATTGAATTATGATACATATGACACTGCAATGAACGTGAATGCAAATAGTATAGTAAAATCTTTAGATTATCTGCTATCAACTAATAAAATAAAAAACGGTGCTAGATTGTGTATTATAAGCTCTATTATGGAAAATAGGGGTCGAATAAATAAACTTTCATACAGTGTATCTAAAAGTGCTATAAGTGGTATAGTAAAGTCTTCTAGTATAACACTATACGATCATAATATACTTATAAATTCTATTCTACCCGGACCAATTGATAATATAATGACTAGAAATACATTATCAAATGATGAACTAAAAAAGATTTCACCATACTTTGTAAATATAGATGACATATGTAAAATGTGTTATCTTTTATGTTTTGAAAATACGTCTATAACTGGACAATCTATAACGATAGATAATGGTATAACTTCTAAAGTAATTTATGCATGATACCCTTCACCAAGTCCGGATTTGTCCTTAATTTCCCATGACGCACCAAAACGCTCCGCCCATTGGGAAAGAAGTAGCTTCTCTGGATACACAAGATTATACTCTTTGTCGTATGTGTTGCCATCCACGTAATCACCCACAACTTTTATAACATCTTTTATGTCAATAAAATCGAAATATCTGTCTTTATCTATCACAACATGACCCTTATCTTTACATATCGCACTAAATCTTGATGATAATTCACCTGGTCCGTAACACCCCCATATACGAAGTGAGTAAGCATTATCAATTGTTTCAATCCGTCTGTCAATTATCCACTTTGAGAGACCATATGGATCAATTGGTGGATTACCACGGAGTGCGGCACCACTCGAAAAATATATTAACTTTCCTTTGAATACTCTAACAACATTTTCAAACATGAGAATGTTCTTATGAGTCACATCATAATCATCTGATTTGAGACGACTTCCACCTATAACTGAACAGTGTATGACGACATCATAGTCATGTGTGTTGAAATATTCTTCAACGGCCATTTGATTTGTGAGGTCCAATTCTTGTCTAGTTACACCAATCCACCCACGCGCAGATGTTAAATTTTTGCCTACGAAACCATTAGAGCCAAGTACACACACTTTCATTTTATTTAAAGAATAGTGTACTCTTTAACTAAATGCCCAAGAAAGTTTGGTATGCACCCAACAAATTTGAATCATATGGCGAGGAAGAAATTGAAGCTGTCAGTAATTGTCTCCGTGATGGCTGGCTCGCTGGATTTGGGGGTCGTTCCGTTGAATTTGAGAAAAGGGTTTCAGATATATTCGGGAAAAGACACGGACTCTTTGTAAACTCGGGGAGTAGCGCTATCCTCGTGGGTTTGTGTGCGCTCGACCTCCCAAAGGGTTCTGAAATCGTAACACCCGCATGTGGATTTTCTACGACCGTCGCACCCATCGTTCAATTGGGACACAAACCAGTGTTTTGTGACGTAGAAATCAATACATACGTTCCAAGTGTGGAGCAACTCAAGAAGGTTGTCACGGAAAACACGAAATGTCTCCTTCTCCCCAACTTGATCGGAAACGTTCCGGATTGGAAAGCCATTCGCGAAGCGTTTCCAAACGTGATTTTGTTTGAAGATTCTGCTGACACGATCACGAAAAATGAATGTACAGATTTGAGTACCACAAGCTTCTATGCGAGTCATGTCATCACCGCGGGTGGCGTAGGTGGTATGGTCATGTTTAACGATGAAGAACACATGAAGCGTGCGCTCATGTACAGAGATTGGGGTAGAATTGGTGATAACATCGAAGAACCAAGTGAGCGTTTCAATCACTCTGTCGATGGTATTCCATACGATTGGAAATTTTTGTATGGAGTCGCCGGCTATCACTTGAAGGCGTGTGAAATGAACGCGGCGTTTGGTCTCGTACAACTCGATAAGCTCGAAGGTTTCCTCAAGAAGAGACGTACCATGATTGAGCGTTACCTTGAAAAGCTCAAGGATACCGAGTACTACACACTCCCGGATGATTCTAGAAAGCCAAACTGGCTCGCGATTCCGTTACAATGCCCGGATAGACTTGAGTTGGTAAAATACCTCGAAGAAAACGATGTTCAAACCCGTGTTACGTTTGCCGGTAACATCACGAGACACCCAGCGTTTAGAGAGTATCTCCAAGAGTTTGAAAACGCAGACAAGATCATGAAGGATGGCTTTCTTTTAGGCGCACATCATGGTTTGGATATTGAAGATGTAGATAGAGTATGCGAACTCCTAAAGAACTTCAAACCAAAACAAAAGGGTAAGTATTTTCATTAAACAGCTTAAAACAAGTAATTTCTAATATCTAAATGCCCACTGCTCTCGTCACGGGAGGATGTGGGTTCATTGCGTCCAATTTTATAAACAGAATGAAAGACAAATATCCAGATATTGAGATTGTCACTGTTGATAAAATGGATTACTGTTCAAACACCAAAAACATACACGATGGAAAAGCAACTATCATTAAGGGAAATGTGGGTAACGCCGAGCTCGTGGAACACCTCATAAAGGAATATAACTTTGATTACGTGTTTCACTTTGCGGCACAAAGTCACGTGGATAATTCATTTGAAAACGCACTCACGTTTACTAGAGATAATGTACATGGTACACACGTTCTCATAGAGGCCTGTAGGTATTTCCTACCAAACGTTGAGTTTATTCATTTCAGTACAGATGAAGTTTACGGAGAAAGTGTCACGGATATACCATTTACAGAGAGTGAAACTGTTCTTAAACCAACGAATCCTTACTCAGCATCCAAAGCGGCTGCAGAAATGCTCGTGCGTTCATACATTGAATCGTTTGGTATGAATATCAAGATCATCAGGTGTAACAACGTCTACGGCCCGAATCAATATCCAGAAAAGCTCATCCCAAAGTTCAAGAAACTCCTCAGAGAAAATAAAAAGTGTACCATTCACGGAACAAATAGTGCTCATGTAAAACGAGCATTCATGCACGTGGATGACGTGGTCGACGCGGTAGACACCGTTTGGAAGAAGGGTGAAAAGGGTGAAATATATAACATAGCTTCCGATCAAGAACTCACGGTCATGGATGTCACCAAGCTCATCATAAAAACCATCAAAAACACGGAAGACTATGATGCTTGGATAGACTACGTAGAAGATAGACCATTCAATGACAGACGATATCACATATGTGCCAATAAACTCAAGTCACTTGGATGGATACAGAAAAGAGGTATGGATGACCTGATTAAATTTCTCAGTACATAACATATAAAAATGTCATCTTTTACCCAAAGGATGTTGAATGCAACTCCACAAACCTTGAAGAATACATCGATTAAATTGGAATTATCATGGGGTGTAATCGGTATGATCATAGTGCTTGGCGCAATCTACATAGCTATAACGAGTGTGGGTATAAACACATTCAACAAGTGTAGTAAGATCCAAGATTCTCAGAAGTGGGAGAATTTGAAGAGTTACTTGAGCTACACAATGACTATAGTCATTGCGAGCATCGCGACACTCATTTTAGTCAAGATGTTTAAGTCTCAGGTGGTCGCATTCGCTATGGTCTTTGGTATCATGGGTATCATCGCTTCTTCTATGACACTCGCCATGGTAGAAGAGTGTAAGGACTCGGTAGACCAGTCTGCGCGCGGGTTTGCTATCGCGAGCTTAGTCTTACACCTCGTTATAACTTTGGGTATACCGCTTTATAAATGGTACACATCTAGAAAACTAGCCAAGGTTACTAAGTATGTAACTACTGCATCGACACAAAGTGCTTATACCCCAATGTCCCAAAACATGCCAATGACGGCGAGTACCTTTAAGTTGGCTTAATTTTAATATATGCCTAGATTAGATGGATAAACGAATTATAGCCATAGCATTGTTATGTGTATTTAGTTGTCTAATTTCTATAGTATCCGTAATGGGTGGTTTAGATGCAAAGAAATCTGGTATTGTGGAAGGTACAGAGGAATATTACATTAAAAAGTATGAACTAGACAAACTCAAAACTATACTCAACGACGCCGTCGCAGCCGATACAAAAATTGTACCCCCAGAAAAAACTGCGGGTGATTTCATAGATATAGATGAATACATAGAATATAAAATTCAGTATTCAACTGATAAAAAGAATAGAAATGAAATCATAGAGCGTTCTCAGCCACACATAGATAAATTAAAGCGTTGGTGTGCAGAACACTACGATGCAGTCGAAAAATTCAAAAAATCTAATACTGTGATCACGTACCTCAGTGGCACGCAAATCACAGCGGGTCAGTTCTATGGAAAGTTTATGGAAGGGGTTTCCGATGAGGGAAAATTATTACTTTTTAAAATTTGTAGAAACTAGATATGCATGTAGTCGATTCCATTCGAGTCCTCTTGATGCTCCTGTCTTATGTGATACAGAAGACAGGAAGATTAACGTTCGAAGAAAAGTGTAAGATGTTGGAATTCGCAGGGACACTCGCAAAACACACAGAGTTTAGGCCTCGTATTTCTGGCGACGATACATCTGCGCGAGCGTGTATACACCTAATAGAAGACCTGCGGCGGAATACAGGGCGTAGTAATTTGAACCCTGCCTGTATTGGTACACTGTCCACAGGAGACTTGTGAGAATACCAGAGAGTACGTAGGTTTGGTCGTATTCATCGAGTCCCTTCATATTGTATATATTATTGAATTCATTGAGTAGTTGATACACACCTATGGATACGGCAACAAATATGATCGTCTTATCGACGTTCATTATTAATAATTAAAGAATTTATTTCTATGATAACCATAAATGGAGAACACACAGGTCACAGAAAGTGCGCCAGAAAATGTCATCAGTGGTTACGCGAGCGATAAGACGAAGGAAGCGAAGCAGGTCATTGAGCGCATGAAGGCGTTGGCCAACCGATACAAGAAGACAGGTATCAACAAGGAAAACATCTGTGGCATCGTGTCCACACTCATGATGGAAGTCAACAAGCTCAAGGGTTTGAGAGGTCCAGAAAAGAAGGAACTCGTCATTGACTTGATCTACTCTTTGATTGAACAGATCGACGAAGGTGAAGAAGACTCTGAACTTGAAATTGTACTCAAGAAGATGGTTCCACCAATGATTGACAGTTTTTCCGTAATGCTAAAGGTATCTAAAGTTTGCAACTGTTTTGGTAAGTAGATGAAGTTTCCGTCTTTGGAAACAATGGTTATGTATGGAATTTACACCATAAAAGATTTAATTTTGTACTCTGAAAACAAACTTGTACAAAGGAACATACGCGTTTTAAATGAATGTGACAATTGTTGCTTTGTATTCGAAGGTTCGGTCTGTGATAACTGCAACCACCTTAAAAATAACGCGCTCGTATACAATAAACATGACGTTTCCGATCGTTACCACTTACACTACTAAGTTTTTTCGAGTCTGTCCAAAGTGATTGTATATGTTGTGCAGAGCGAAGACTCATCAAACAACTTCAACGTGTGTGCTCTAAGAAGGGGTACAGGGCACACAAGTTCACGTCTTGGGTGAACAGGAAATACGGTACGTTAGTGATTTGCCGAGAAACCAGTTATGGTGAAGGCATATCACTACCGTGTGTTTTATGCAGAAAGGTCATAGAAAAACACGACATCAAATGGATGGCGTTTGATGGCCAAAATTGGGTACACAGTGCCCGATCAGAGGAACTTCCTAAATCAAAACCTACAAATAAACAAAAGCGTCTCTTACGTTTTGGACTTAATGATGAGTCCTAACGCCGATTCCAAATTGTTTTGACTTCGTTTGAGTGGTTTCTCTCTTTTTAATCGGAGTGTTTCATTCTTTCCGGACGCACTCTTTATTTCATCCATCTTCTTTGTATTTGAAATAATTGGTATGACTTTACTCTCTAGAGGTTTCTTATCTATTTCTTTAGGTTTCTCTTTGTCCACGACGCTATTGTTCCTAAATTCTTCTATGGTCATGTTTCCACCAAATACGTCGAGTTCTTCGCGGAGTGGTGCAATTCGGATGGAACCCAATTTGTTATACAGCTTCTTACGCATGATGATTATGTTACTACATATGATTCCACCTCGTGTGATACCATACTTATCAATGGCGTACCGTTTCATACAGCTCCACGAACAAAATCCACCACACGTATAAAATTTATTGCGCTTCTCGTCATATTTGTATGGCAATTCTAAAGTGTTACCTTCAAATGGGTGACAACACCACCAGCACCACATATTAGATAAGTATATTAAGTCTTTAAGTTTATATTTTTTTTCTATGTACAATATAAATCATGGGTGGGGGTTCAAGTTCTACCATCAACCAAAATTTTAATATGAATGTTGTCAATGACGTACTTTACACTTCAGTAACTAAAAATGAGACGATCAATGAAAACACCATGCAAAACATTCAAGGTATGGACCTCAAGGTAATGAGAAACGTTGGGTGTCAAATCATTACAGATCAGGATATCACATCAAGTTTTATGGCCACAACAGAACAAATTTCTCAAAGTTTCCAACAAGTGGAAAATGAAATCGTATCTGAACTCCAGGCACAAGCAGGTGCTGCACTCGATAAACAAACACAAATGGGTAACTTACAATTCGGTGATAAACAAAATGTGAATCAAGACATAAACACGGAAATCGAAAATATAGTGAAGACACAGCTCGAAACCGAAAACCTCACGAAGACTATCAATGAATCTGTTAATATACAAGATCAAACTATTTACATAGGTGAAACTATATGCCTTAACAGCGAGAAGCTCCAGTTTAAGCAAAACATCTCCGCGGATTTGGCCGCTCAAGCTGTATCCAAGAACATCCTTTCTGCAATTACGACCAATAAATTGGCCAATGAAATAATCGCAAAGGGTGAAGCTACAGCCGCTTCTAAGGCTGGTGGTGCGGCTGAGGTCGTAGACTCTGTTGGTGATGCAGCTGCGGGTGTCATTGGTGCCATGACGGGACCGATGAAATACGCTATCGTCGCGGCAATCATTTGCTGCTTCATGGTTGTGATCGCCATGGTGGCTCTCGGTCGAACTCCAGCTGGCCAAAATGCGATGAAACGGGGTGTCAACGCCGGTTTCACTAAATTTGGACGCTAAATAATCATTTTTGTTCTCTGTGGTGTACTATGACCACTAAAAACAAAAATACATTTACAAAGATTCGAGGTATGCGATGAGTTTTTCACGATCACCGGATTTGGTGAGTGGAATGATTCGCGCGAGTTTTTCCTCGTCTTTCGTTTCTTCCTTCGCGAGTCCATAAATCACGAATGGATTGATGAACTTACCCTCCGGGGCATCGCGGACGTACTTGACCGCCTTCGTGTCGCCGTTAAGGTTTTCGCGTCTGAGTGTGTATAGCCAGTATCCAACGATGGCGATAGAAACGAAAACTGCAATCGTATTCAAACGGCTAGTCTTCTTCATTTACAGTATATAAAGAAATAAATTTCCTTTAAGTCAATGATACTTAGCATAGACGTAGGTATACGTAACTTAGCCATTTGTCAATTTAATGAAGAGTCAAATCTCGTTGCAAACTGGGACGTGTCCGGTGTTCCCCCTGAATCTAAAGATGGTATATTTGTGTCAATGCGAAATCACCTAGACGAACGTCCTTGGGTCCTAGATTCAGACATCATTCTCATAGAGAAACAGCCAGATAGGAATAAGAAAATGAAAATGGTAGAAAACTTTTTACATGCATACTTTGTCATAAAAGCACCTAAGTCTGAAACGATCATTTACGACGCCAAGTTTAAGATTCCAGATGTGTGTGGTCCGGGTAAAGCCCAGTATCTCAAACGTAAGAAAGTTTCCATCGAAAGGTGTGAAGCGTTTTTGAATTCCAATCCCATCAATGCCCATTGGCTCCCAGTGTTTAAGGAATCCAAAAAGAAAGACGATCTTGCAGACACGGTGATGCAAGCCATCAGCTTTACCAAGCGCACGGAACCACTCAAAAAGACTGTGAAAAAGAAAGTCATCCCAAGAAGACCGAACCAAAACCAAAAGGAATCTAAGTACTCCAAATCAAATCTCGCGTGGATCTACCTCAACAAACCCGAGTGTGAGTGTCTCGAGAAAAATAAACGATTCATGAAGGACCTCAAGAGGTACTACAAAGACATAGATGGATTGAAAAATGATTTAGATGAAAAATTTCTAAAGTAAAGTAATGCTCAGATATGCGGCAACATTCAGAGAACTCCCACGCGTGATAGAAGTCCTACATAAGAGAGGTGAAAAGGTCATCGTCGATTACGCGAAGGAAAATTGTAAACTACGAGACGCGTTCGAAGTCATGCGCACCACAGAGGGTGTCATCAAAACACTCCCACCAGATTCCATGTGTGCCATAAAACTCACAAGTTTTGGGTCGAGACAATCCAAATCTATAGCAAAGGATTATGCGCACTCCATCATAAAAACGGCGAAGAAACACGGTGTAAAGATCTGTATAGACGCAGAGGACGTATTGTACCCAGACATATGTTACGATATGATGGCGGAACACAACACGAGAACCAAGATTCACGTATACAAGACCTACCAAATGTATCGAACAATGGCAATGCGAGAACTTTTGTGTGACATGGACAATACACACAGAGATGGTGTCATGTTAGGCGCAAAGCTCGTTCGTGGAGCTTACTTGAGAACACAAGAAGACCTATTTTCGGACAAGGCGGATGTGGATAACGAGTACGCGAAGGCGATGGCGTATTCACTCGTATGCCCACACGTACACGCCATCATCGCGACACACAACGAGAGATCGCTCAGATACGCGACGAGGTTCGATAAGGATCAATACGTGACCGCACAACTTCTAGGGATGGGTAAAAACATAGGCGTCGATTACAGGTACGTCCCGTTTGGAAACATAATGGAACTTACCCCTTATTTACTGAGACGTTTGAGAGAAAGAATGGCATGGCATTAAAGATTTAACCCGTTATATAATTAATCATGCAAAAAGATGTCTTGGATCACGGATTTGTTCGCCTCGTGGACCATATGCCTCAACAACATTTGGATGCGGCCATCGTCCAATCCGCCCGAGTCTCGTATGGAGATGGGACTAAAACATCAAGAGGAGATCGAGGACTTATTCGATATCTCCTTAGACACTGGCACACCACCCCATTCGAAATGGTGGAATTCAAGTTTCACATCAAAATGCCCATCTATATCGCTCGACAGCATATGCGCCACCGCATGGCCAGTATCAACGAACTCTCCGCCAGATACTCCGTCGTACCCAAACAATACTACGAACCCGACATTTTACGCGGGCAATCCAAAGTAAATAACCAAGGGTCTGAAGGTGTCGCGGATGTCGGTGATGAACTCACGTCAAAGGTTTCCGAAAAACTCAACGAATCGTTTGAATTGTACCAGGATCTTCTCGATCGAGGGACGTGTAGGGAACAGGCACGAGGTAACCTTCCTCAATCGACGTACACGGAATTCTATTGGAAGATCAACCTTCACAATCTCATGCACTATCTCCACTTACGCATGGATGAACACGCCCAAATGGAAATTCGGGAATATGCGAATGCGATTTATGAACTCGTGCAACCACTCATCCCCGTCACGATGGAGGCATTCAAGGATTTCCGCACGGATGCCATGCACTTAACTGGCCCAGAAATCAGGGCGATCGCCACTGGTGAAAAGATCGAGTCACCGGGTGAACGTAGAGAGTTTGAAGAGAAACTCAAGAGACTTAATATTAATTTGTAATTGAATTTCACACCAAGAAAAAATGTTAAGAGATAATAAATGTTTGTCATCGCGGCCTCCACTCCAGCTAACATCTCCTCTATTCAAAAGAAGTTCAAGAAGTACGGGAAGAAAATGAAGAAACAACGTGTGAATGATTTTACGAACATCAGAGAAAAGCTTTCCGAAATCGCGGAGGGTGAGAAGGCTCGATCCCGTGAGATTTTGGAAAGTCACAAAGCTTTCTTTGTTGAAGAAAAGAAACCAAAGGAAGAGGTTTCTATTGATTTTTACGAGAAGTAAACGCGAACCACGCACTCAGTGTAGATAATAAAATGAACGCCGGTACATTTTCCGTAACAGTACTAGCAAACACCGCAGACAAAACACTGTACTGCGCGTACCGCACCTCACGCCTCGTCTTTTCTAGTGACCTTTTAATGGATGCTCTGGATTCTTCCAAACCCAGAACAGCCTTACTTATGTTTCGTATCCGCGAAGGCATCTCAAAAGATGTCGAAAACATGTCTTGAATATCAAATGAATCCACGAACTGTTCGCGAATCATAGGTTCCAAGTACTCGTAATAATTGAAATTTTCGTCCAACTTTATACACGTACCTTCGACAGTAGAAAATGCCTTGGCGAGATACACGAATGATGTTGGGATTGTGAATGGTTTCTTTTCGGCGAGAGATAGTATTATTTCATCCTCTAATATATCATTTTTAAACGTACTCGCGTCCAAAGTTTCCAAATAGTTCAAGGCTGTTTTGAAAAATATCTCGATATCACTCGTGTCTGATGTCGTCGGGACGATCACGTTGAGTCGTATGAGTGTGTCCACCATACCTTTCGTGTCCCTGTTTATGATACACTTAAACAGATCTTGGAATCCCATTTTCAATTCGTCAGATATGTCAATCACGAGACCGAAATCGTAAAACACGAGTTTACCCTTATCCGAGAAACCCAAATTTCCCGGGTGTGGGTCCGCATGAAACAACCCCTTATCCATGGTTTGAATCACGTAAGATGTTATCAAGGCTTCGCACACTTTTTTGGTATTCACCTTATCGTCTGGAATCTCCGTGAGTTTGTTTGAACCTACGTATTCCATGACGATCATATCTTTCGTACAAAACTCGTCATACACTTTTGGGATCTTCACCCATTTCACACCTTTGAATGCCTTACGCATTCGTTTGGCGTTGTACATCTCTTTGTTGTAATCGGATTCAGACAAGAGATACTCGATGGATTCTTCGAGGACGAGACCCGACGTTGCACCTGTATCAATTCCTATGCGCTCCAAAAAGTTTACGACGTCCACTATGTTATCGGTATCCCTCTTCATGATATCATAAATACCGGGTCGTTTTATCTTTACCACGACTTCACGTCCATCTAAAAGTCTCGCCATGTGTACCTGCCCTATGCTCGCAGATTTGAAGGGTTCGTATTCAAACTCCGAAAATACATCGTTAGTGTTTACAACATCTTTTACACGTTCCATCTCTATCGGAGGGACATTATCCTGTAAAGATTCGAGCTCCCGCGTAAACTCTACAGGGTAAAGGTCTGCGCGCGTTGATACAATTTGGCCTAATTTTACAAACGTAGGTCCGAGTTCTATTAACTGATCTCGGGTCCACGAACCAAGTTCGGACTGACTTTTTACAAAATTTTTACGCCACAAGAATTCAGCGGCAAACTTCCATGTTTTACGTTTCTGTTTTGTGTGTTTATTAGGTATTATTTTTAGTGTCGCGCATATCAGCATCCTTACTTTATTTAGATATTTTATTCTTTAACGTCATGGCGTTATAAGGAGTTCCGTCGGGTAGGTAATGTTTCGTGACGTACGTCATTCGATCTGGAAGCCAAACAGTCTTGTGTATCAAGTGTACCTTACTTTGTGCGACGGCTCTGCGACGCATGTCCGCTTCACACCCGACGGGTTCTTTACCTTTGTATCCGGGAATGGCAGTCTTGATCGTCGCGCGCATCACGTGGTAATTATATGCTCGTGATATTGGGTTCATGTATGTATACATTTGTACCCATTTCTTTAATAGTAATTATTATACTTTAAGTATGAACCTAAAATTAAAAATATATGATAAATTTTTTTGTATCTAGAAATTTTTTGAAAAAAAATTATTTTTTACAATTCTTTTTTCCAAAAAAAGTTTCGAAAAAAATATTTTTTTATTTTGTTTTTTATGAGAAGAATTTTTATGTAAATTTATTATATGCATGTATACATCAAACCAAAAGACGAGCTTTAAGTAGAAGGTATGTCTAAAACATGTCTAAAGCGAAAAAATATCATACCCGTTAGTTGGTAAAATTATATAGAATTTTTATATTATTAAGTATGAGTAAAAAATCAAAGAATTTAATAAACTTTTTTGTATCTGGAAATTTTTAGAAAAAAAAATTATTTTTTACAATTCTTTTTTCCAAAAAAAGTTTCGAAAAAAATATTTTTTTTATTTTTTTTTCTACGATACTAATAAAAAATGTGGTACATTTTCTTAATCCTATATGTTTCCTACTTGATCCTTGGTCCACACTGGGAATCTAAACTGTTGGAAAGGAAACCTCTATTGATTGTGGACAGCATGAAGGAACTCGGTAGACGGTCTATATTCATATCTTACGTTTCACTCCTGTATACGGCGTGGTTCCTGTACCGACCATCGTATGCCACGGCGGTTAATGCACTTCTGTTATCCGGTGGGGCGACGTACGGATTCTACACAAAATATGGACCCGAGAAACCCATACCCATGCACGTGATTCTTAACGTGTTCCTACTCATCATGTCCATGGAATACCTCAACTTTCAAACACTTTTGACCGTGTCTCTTCTCGTGTTTTACCAATTGACGCGTAACGTGTTGTATCTTCCAGCCTAAATTTTTTGGTACCTTATTATAAATGCGCGTACACATCGTAGGCGCAGGACCCACAGGCATGTCTATCGCGTGGGAACTCCTTAGGTCTACCGACCACGAGGTCATCGTGTACGATCGCAAACCATCGGCGGGTGGTTCGTGGTGGGAACCAGAAACTGAAACTCGCGATTTACACGCACACAGAATCGTGTTTGATAACGCCTTCGTAAACACAGATAGTCTTTTCAGAGAGATGGGCATAAAATGGGACGATGTGTTTCAGCCTGCGAAGACGGATGTTTACAAAACCGTGTTCAGAAATTTAGGTATCAAAGACTACGGAATCTTGGTATCTCTCGCGGGACGTGTACTCACTCGACCTACGAAATACAAGTCTGTGTCCCTCAAAGATGCTTTGGGAAACATGACGATGAGTGGTAAACGTTTGATTCAAACGCTGACGTTCATCATGGATGGAGTCGGATGGGAGACCATGTCCGCGTACGAGTTCGTAAAAAGTTTCGACCACGTGGGCATGTCTAAACAATACACACAGAAAGTATCTGGAAAAGTGATGAGTGATTCGATGCAGCAGGCGCTTCTAGACAAGGGTGTCACATTCATGTTTAACACACACCTCGAGTCTGTTGAGTATCTCGAGGATGGATACGAGGCTAAATTCGCAGACGGTGTGACCATAAACGATGGTTTGCTCGTCTTGTGTGTAGATAACAGTAAGGCACTCAAATTAATTGGTAACAACTGGGGCGAAGATACACTAAAAAAGATAGGTCCAAGTACTTACGGGTGTATTAACGTTTTGCTCGACTACGAGGAATCGATACAGATTCGTTCGGATTTGGAAATCGGGATGGAAACGCCACTCCGGTTACAACCCGTGGTTCTCGCCGATGGTAAGACCATCTCATGTGTTGTGTGTGATCTCACAGATCAGGTGTTATCCATGGACGAAGATACCTTGAAATCAGAGGTGATTCGCCAACTCGGTGTTCCCGAACCGAGAAATGTACGCATAGGGTGGGGTGCAGAATGGAAAGATGGTACATGGACATTCGACCAGTCTTCGGGTGTTTTGAGTCTTCATGGACAAGTACCTTTCTTTGGTGAGAACAAACACGTGGCTCTGTGTGGTATGATGTCCCCGAGATACACACCATACTCGAGCATGGAAGCGGCCATAGAGGTCGGTCGTTCATTTTGTCACGAACAGTTCGGGACGCGGTATCCTCTTCAACCCGTGTTAGTCACACACATCCTATTCATACTTATAGCTTTAATTTTAATAACAATATATACAAGAAAGGGATGATACCAATAGAGTGTGAAGTGTACGAACCCATGTATGAATACAATGATAAGATGTACATGCGTGTCGTGGTAATCGATAGAGTGCGTGACTACATACACGGTCTACACGAATCCAAATCTAAATTTATCATGAATAAGGTCCGAGTGGATGATCCACTCGAAGGTAACGTATTGACTATAAAAGTACCTTTCAGATACAGGCGTGTGATGTGTACCGTCGAAGGTGACACACCCGTACAATCTCTAGCTAAGGGTGACAAAGTCAAAATATTAGCAAATTTTAGTGGTGCTTGGAACGTCGCGAACCACAGTGGTTACGCGTGGGTGATTAAGACGATTCAGACTCCTCCTCTTTCTCAGGGACATCAATCTCCTCTAGACCCGCTTCCTTAAATCCCAAGAACACACGGAGACTCCCTTGAAGTCTATAAATTTCACGATTTAACTTTTCGAGTTCATTCGTCAGCTTTTCAATATTTGCTTCCACGTTAAGAACAGTCATGTTTCTAGTCTATTAAAGTTTTTACTCTTTAATAGACTAGAATGCTCACACGGAGTGGATATATCGTGAATAATCCGCCCCCAGAAATAAAAAAAGAGCTCACGGTAAGGGCCATAGTCAATGACGATTTTGGGTTTCCTCCTCCCCCTTTCAAGGTATTTAGACCAACTAAGAATGGAATCTGCGTTCCAAGATACTACGGAACTAGTAAACTTGGAGAACCCGTGGAAGATAAGAGACCTATGCCTACACGAATTTCTACCCGATTCCATGGAACTCTCCGGGACGCCACCCATCAGAACGCCGCACTTGCTGCGGCTATTGACGCAGGTCACGGGGTCCTCAGTCTTCCGTGCGGCTTCGGTAAGACCACCGTTTCATTAGCCATCGCGTGTAAACTCGGGTACCGAACCATGATCATCGTACACAAGGAATTCCTCGCGAATCAATGGGAAGAGCGAATCAAACAGTTTTGTCCGGGTGCGACCATCGGTCGTGTTCAACAAAACAAGAAGGAAGTTGAAAATGATTTCGTCATCGCCATGTTACAGTCTCTATCCCTTAAGGAATACTCGTTCGGTGATTTCGATAGCATAGGCACAGTCATCGTAGACGAGGCACATCACATATGTGCAAAGGTGTTTAGTCAATCCCTGTTTAAGATGTGTCCCAAACACATATTCGGTTTATCGGCGACACCAAACAGGAAAGATGGACTCACAAAAGTGCTTCACTGGTTCATGGGTCCCACATTTTTTGCGGTAGAACGGGAGAATCAACAAGACGTGGAGGTGTTTCCCATAGAGTTTGAGTGTTCTCGATTCAGAGACCCCCCACCGTGTACACGGTTCGGGAAGCTCTCACTTTCCACGATGATCACGGAACTCACAGAGAACCGTGAACGAAACGAGATGTTGGTCAACCTCATTAAACGCATCACGAGGGGTACGAGACAATTACTCGTGTTGAGTGACCGCCGTCAACACTGTATGATGCTTCAGCAGTGTTTCCCGAAGACATCTGGACTCTACATGGGTGGTATGAAAGAAGCCGACCTCACGGAATCTAGTAAGAAAAAGATCATTTTCGCGACGTTCAGTCAAGCACACGAAGGTTTGGATATACCGACACTCGACACGGTGATTCTCGCAACTCCCAAATCAGACATCGTCCAGTCCATCGGTCGAATCATGCGTGAGACGAAAGGGAAGAAGAACAATCCGAACATTTACGATATATTCGACCAGTGGTCAGTGTGTCACGCCATGTATAACAAACGTCTACGCGTGTATAAACAGGGTGGATTCAAAATACCCAAAATGAAAGAGGAAGAACCAGATGATTTCGCGCGAGGGCAGTGTTTGATAAAATTGTAGCCTAATTACAAGATGCCGTGTGATGCGAGAGGTAGGGCGTATAGAAAGTATTATGATGACATATACATTTTTGAATCTAATTTACAAGCGGTAACGAATGAGGGAAATGTTACGACACATGGGATACAGGTTTTTGATTATGTGAAAGTGGATGGTTTCTTTTTTGGGGATGCAGGTTTAGTCACAAACGTTCCCAGTAACCCTGGTGTCCCAACCTTACAAACCGTCACAGGCTACGGCGCTTCTACAAGTGATAAAGTATCATTCTCACACGTGTACGCCGATGGAAACGTGGTCGTAAATGGAAATATGACGTGTTCGGAACTCAATGGAAACGGTGAATTTTTAGATGGTGTGGCGAACGTATATGAACTCTCTGTGCTTGATTCTAAAATAACGGCGACTGAATCTAATATCATCATCACAAACACGGATAGTCTCACGGACACTGTGAAGGGTGATTTGCTTGTATCTACGAGTGATGGCGTTTTAGATAAATTGACTATAGGTTCAACGGATCAAGTGTTATTCGCCAATATCGCATCTAAACAACTCGAATGGGTAGATATAGATTTTCCCGATCTGACGGGCGAAATAGACAGACTTGAGTCAATGGAACAAAATGTTATGTTTACAAATACGAATACGATTTCATCCCTTGCGACCGGAGACATATTATATGCAGAAGATACAAATAAATTAGTAAACTTAGAGAGGGAGACTCGTGCGGATAATACACACCTTACGACAGGGGATTATGGAACTGGGTTTGGGAGACTTTTAAGAGTAGATGAATGGGGTGAAAATGTCATGTGGTTACATCCAAGTAACTATTCTGAAACTCCCGGAAATGCTCCAATATTTACAACTGGTACGAGTGGTAGTTTAGATTATATTACGGTTGAACTTAGAACAGATAAGATAATGACAGCTGTATCTGGTCGAATACCCATAGCGTCGGGTGCTGCCCCATCAAATCTTTTATTTAGTTTTCGTTTTAACGATAGCATGTTTTATTCAGAAGATGGTCGTTCATATTCAGGAACTGGTAGTACAAAGCACCCTTCTGGTATAAAATGGAAGTTATATACATACGGTGATATTTATGGAAGTTTAAATGGTGATGGTGGTTTTATGGTATTTCCGCAATTCCCAAGTATACCGTTTGGTGGGACTCTGAATCCATCTGGGGCACCGTTTTTAGGAAAAGCTGGTTATCTATTAGTATTTAGTGACAAACGTTTAAAAACACAAATAAGTAAAATGACACATGCACTTGATACATTAAGTAGACTCGTACCAAAATTATATGAAAAAGGTGGTAAACATGAATCAGGGTTCATTGCACAAGAAATGTATTACGACGTACCAGAAATGCGACACATTGTGTGGCCAGATAGAGATGCGAATCCAAACGAACACACACCCGAACCCAATTATTCAGATTGGGGGAAACGCCCTGCGTGTTTGAGATACTTACATTTCATAGCCTATGTCGTAAAATCTATACAGGAACTCAGGGAGCGCATAGAACGATTAAAAAATAATAAAAAGTAATTTTAGAATGCCGTGTTGTTCAACTGGAAGGGATACACAAAAATTATTAAGGCGTGATATGTTAACTCTACAGACAGTCACAGATAATGGAAACACGACATCACACAGCATAGAAATTGGAGGTAATTTAGATGTGGGTGGGTATTTGAACGGTGATGGTTCACAATTATCTAATTTATCTGGACAGGGGACTGTGACACCGACGCTTCAACAGGTCACTACAAGGGGTAGTAGTACTACAGACATCGTGACTTTTTCAAATCCAACGACCTCTTTTGAAACGAGTGGAAACGTTTCGGTAACCGGAAACGTGACAGCGAGTATTTTTTATGGCGATGGTTCTAACATAACATCGATCGCTTCACAGAGTGATTTAGACAACAATTCATCTAGAATAGATACACTCGCACAAGCAACGATCATAACAAACACGACTGGTATCACTAATGATTTCAGTAAAGGTGATTTACTATACGCACCTACAAACGGTAATTTATCTAATTTGGGTATAAGCGCCGCACAAGGAAGTGTACTAACCGTGGGATCATCTGGTGTACCAGAATGGGGTGTATCACAGTCTTCAGTTTTAATAAATTCTAGATTATCTTCACTCGAAAGTAACATCATAATAACTTCAACCAATGGAATATATGGATTTTCACAAGGTGATATACTCTACGCTTCGGCGACTGATACGCTCGATGTATTACCCTTAGGTTCAGCTGGTCAGTTTTTGGCGGTAAATAGTTCTGGTTTACCTCAATGGGTTAATGGACCAGGTGCGTCTACGCAGTTTATTACAGAATCTTATATATCTAGTACAACTGCAAGAATTGGGTTCCACAATACAAATCCACAACACAGTATATCATTTGGTACAAGTTATTATGACGAAGTTATAGATAACGAAAGTGCAAATTTAGTCATAACGGGTAACATATACGCCGAATTTTACTACGGCGACGGAACTGGTTTATCTAACGTCACGGTATCACAGACATCAGATGCACGTGTTAAATCGAACTCAGAAATTATCGTCAATTCACTAGACACATTGTCTAAACTGAAACCGTATATGTACGAAAAGAATGGTCTCATGGAGTCTGGTTTCATCGCACAGGATATCTATTACGATGCCCCTGAATTGCGACACTTGGTACAACTCGGCAAGGATGCGAAACCGAATGAAACTAAAAACGAACCTAACTACGAAGATTGGGGTGAAGAACACGCAAAACTGGACTACGTGGGTCTGATATCATACACAGTAGCCGCGATCAACGAACTTCGGGAAATGGTCGAGGACCTCGAAAATGCTTAAATTTCTCTTTTTACCATTCACGTTCTGTGTGAATGGTAAAAGGTGTTTACTCAACTATTTTTTAATAGAATCCATAGCGGCGAGCGCTAGAACGCCCGCGATAAAGAATAAGACCACATAGTTTGTCTCCGTGTCTTCCATTCGAGAGCTCTTAGCCGGAGCTCTCTGAGATGGAGCACGCATCTGAGGAACGCGCACTGGCGGTTCTTCCTCGATGGGACAGTACCCTATCATTTATACTGTACGCTTACAAATTTATTTCTACTGACTTCTTCTTACGACCACGCTTTCCCTTAGTTGTTCCTGAGACCTTGACCTCCTTGACGTCCTCTTCCTCTTCAACTTCTTCTGGGGCTTCTACAATGTCTGAAATTGCATCGTCGTCATCGTCGTCCACTTGTGGGATCGGCTGTGGAGCCGACGTAGACATGGGTGGTGTCGGGGGCATCATGATGTTACCCATCAAGCTGGATATATCGATACCAGGACCCTTCATTTCGTAGCGTTCACCCGATGGTTCACTGGATGGCGCTTCCATCGCACCTCTCGGTGTCGTGTTCTTCACGGCATCTACCATGTTTTGCACGAGTCCTGGATTTTGCTTGAGAATATCATTCATGTTAGGCA